ATGACACCTGAGGAAAAAGATTATATTATCTTTTCTGAATTATATGGAAAAGGATTTGATTGTAAAGATGCCGAGTTTGTTTCGGCTTATGAACAGTTATATGATGATACTAAATATTTGGTTTATGGATATTGATAAAGTATCTTTTTGGTTGAAGTTATGTGCTGCCTTTATGGCTTTATCTATGTGTTTGAGTAGTAATTACTACTCTGCTTTGGAATTGCTCTTAGAAAAAAGAGAAAGTAAACAACAACAAAAACAAGAACTATTATGCGTAGACATAGAGGATTTCGTCGAGGAAGAAAGTCTTTCCGCCGCGGATCAAAGCGTGGTAGAGGTAGTGTATTCCGTGGTCTCGGCGGAACACGATTGTAGCCATGTGTTATTATCCCAGTAAATTAACTGTTAAGCGGGAATGGGGAGGTAATACCCCTACTCCGCCTTATGTTATTGTTCCTTGTGGTCGATGTCATGAATGTAGAATGGCCAGAGCGCGTGCTTGGCAGTTTCGTTTTATGGTTGAGCGGGAAAAATGGTTACATTCTTTTTTCATTACTCTTTCATACGATGATGAACATCTTCCTTATTATTGTATTGATGCCGATGGCGAAATCAAACGTCATCCGGATTTATCACAGAAGTATCAACGTTTGTTTAGAACTTTAGATAAACGTTCTATTCAGTTGATTTTTAAGCGATTGCGTAATGATTATCCATTATTTGAATTTAAGTATTATTTGATTGGTGAGTATGGCGAGCGCTTTGGTCGTCCTCATTATCATTTATTGCTTTTTTGTAATAAGGATGAATCTTTTATAGATGAGTTATTGTTAAAATATTGGGATAAGGGTAATTATGTTATTTCTGATTTAATTGCTGAAAGAATGATTTATGTAACTAAACATCATATAGGCTTTGATTTTAATTACGAAGGTAACAGTATAGTGGAAAAGCCTTTCAGGATTATGTCTAAAGGTATCGGCAGTGATTATGACAAGGTGATGAATAAGGAATTAGTTGATTGGAATAAAAGGACATGTGATAATTCTTTTTTCAATTACTGTGGACAGTCTTATTATATGCCTCGTTACGTTAGAAGGCGTTTATATACAGAGGAACAAATTCGGGATCGTGTTGTAAACGATTGGCAATCGATTGTTTATGAGCATGATTTAAACTTTAATCGGCGGAACGCCGAGGCTGTTAATCGATACAAGCAATACAGAGATAATCGTGCTAAATCGCTTAGGAAAGGAAAAATGTAAACAAAGAGACCTGTTATACTTGGGATATTAGGTCTCTTTGACATGTATTTAAAAATTAAATAGTTATGTCAAAAAATGAAAATAAAAATAAAGACAAAAAAGCATTTGGGTTTCGTAGAGAATATGTTATTCGACAACGATATAGATTTCTTATCCCAGATGACTACGGTGAATTCCCGGAAGGAGAATCGCAAACAGTCCCTGGTGAAACTTACACTATTAGCGAACTCTTAGATAGATTTCGTCGTGGACTTGCTTCTGATGCTGGTCATCCGCAGTATGATGCGGATGACGGTCAGGAGGATGTATTGATGGATGTGACCCCATGGGAGCGTCCGTCTGACCTTATCATTGCTTATTCGGAAGTAGCCGAATCTATAAAACAACAACAACAAAAACAAAATGAGACAGTTTCAACAGGTTTTTCGAACCCGGCTTAAGAAGTCTGGTTTCCCGTTGTCACACGATAAGGTGCTGACAATGCGTATGGGGCGATTGACCCCTACTATGATGTTTGATACGATTCCTGGAGATCACTTATCCGGTTCTTCGGAATTGTTTGTTAGGTTTATGCCCTTGCAATATCCTGTTATGCACAGGGTCAATATACATAGTCACACTTATAAGATTCCCTTTCGAATTCTTATGAAAGATTATGGTACGTGGATTAAAGGCGTAGACAACAATGGTAATAAAAGTACGGAAACACTTCCTACGTTTGATCCATACGATGTCTTACAAGGATTACCACAAGAGAAGATATTTGAGTTATTTGGTCCTTCTTCATTGTGGGACTATCTTGGTTATCCTGCCGTTGTGCCTGGTATAGTTCCTCATGAGAATATTAATAGGTTTGGTCAGGTGTCTATGTTACCCTTGCTTGCTTATGCGATGGTTTGGAATGAATTTTATCGCGACTCCGAGCTTCACGAGGAGATTGATATTAAGTATTGGGAGTGGACAATTCAAAACACGCAGGAAAAAATGATCGAGCTTCTTAAAATTCGTAATCGGTGCTGGGAAAAAGATTATTTCACCACCGCTCGGCCTGATACACAAAAAGGTGACTCTATTAAGATACCCGGACAGTCGGTTATTACTTCTTCCGGTATCGTCAAATATGATCCTCTTTCGGGTAGCGATGGGCAGCGATGGCGTGATACCACAGGTACTACTAATGTCGGGCTTTACAATAGTGCTCCGGCTACTTTCCAGGGACTCGATAATGCTTCAGGCTCGGTGAATAGTGCTTATATGCAAGGTCCGTGGATAGGTTCAAAAGGTGGCGGAAATATCAATTTGGATATGGATCCTAATGGTACACTATATGTTGATTCTCAAACAGCAGTTCCTCAGGATTTGGCTGACATAAACCAACTTCGACAGGCATTTCAACTGCAACATTATTTGGAAGCTCTTCAGCGTGCCGGTAATCGTTTATGGGATTGGCTGATGACTATTTTTGGAGTTGACAGCAAATTTGCTCGCTTGCAGATGCCTGAGTATGTTGGCGGACATGAACAGAATGTTATTTTTAGCGAGGTTCTTCAGACATCAGAGACAACATTGAATAGTCCGCAGGGTGAAATGTCCGGTCACGGTATATCTGTTGGCACAGGTCGTGGATGGAAAGTATTTTGCGAGGAACATTGTATAATGCTTACAATTACTTCCTTGCTTCCTCGTACTAAGTATATGCTTGGCTTGCAACGCTTTCTCTATAAAACCGATCCTCTCGAATTCGGTTTGCCCCAGTTCGCTCATCTTGGAAAACAGGCCTTGTTACAAAAGGAGTTACGATTAGTACCTGGTCGTGAGGATTTAAATGAAAGCGTATTCGGATATGTGGATAGATACAGTGAGTATAAATTTATCCCATCTTCGATTCATGGGCAGATGCTTGAAAGCCAGACTGATTGGCATCTTGCGCGTATGTTTCCTTATAAGGGCATCAATGGCGACTATCGAGATGCTGTTCCTCTTAATGGCGACTTTGTTACTACCAACCCCGATGTTTTGAGTCGTATCTTTGCTGTAACTCAGTCTGATACGGATAATCTTGTGGTCAATGTGTTAAACCATGTGAAAGGTGTTAGACCTCTTCCACGTCACACAATCCCGGGCTATGCAGACCACCCATGATTTATCTGAAGTACAGGTAACACATAAACCAAGCACTCCCAACAGAATGGGAGTGCTTGCTGGTGTAGGACTATCTCTTTTGTCATCTGGTCTGTCATGGGGTTTAAACCAGTATATGGCGAATCAGAAGTATAAAAAAGATATGAAGGTTATGGAGTATCAGAATTGGTATAATTCTCCTGCTCAACAGATGGCACGGTATAGGGCTGCGGGATTGAATCCTCACCTTGCAGTTAGTGATCCTGGTCAGACGGCTACTTCTACTCCTACAATTGAACGGCCTGACTTTCAAAAGGCTCAGCTTGACGACATTTATTATCGTGACCAAATGGTTAAGTCGTCTATTGCTCTTAATAAGTCCCAGGCTTTGAAGAATTTTGAGGATGCGAAGAATACGAATATGGATACAGAGTTGAAGCTTAATGAGTGGCAACAGTTGACTGAGTGGAAGAATAAGGGTATGCAGGATTCTTTACTTGCTGACATTGCTTTAAAAACCGGTGATTCAAAATTAAAACAGCAACTTTGGGAATTTCGCGATAAGTCGAATCCTATTGAACTTGATAAGTTGGATATGCAGTTGAAAGATCTTAAGTATAAATATGACAATATGTTGCCATTGGAGAAAGACAAGTTGGAAGAACAAGTGTACAATCTTCAAATGGGTTTTGCTTCAGAATCTGGCGACTTGGTGAATAGTATTGCTCGTTTTATCGGACACCAATTGCGTTCTATCGGTAAGCAGTTTAATCTTAAAGAAATAGGTAACCCTCTTTCTTTTATTGCTGCGCTTATACGTGATGCTCTCGGATTTTAAATATACCCCGCAAGGGGTATATTTGTTTTAAACAATAAATATTAGAGTTGACGAGTTGTTCACCCCTAACCCATTTTAATTAAAACCTTTAAACACGCCATCGCGTAAGCGATGGAGAACACTTACCATATTTGTGAAGAGAGGGTTCGGGAGAGATGGTGCAGAGAGACACCGGCAACGCACGAAATGCCGAGCGAGGACGTCGTAGTTTACGGAGATAGGACGAGCGAGTGCTGAGTGTGTTCGGTGTCTCGCCAGCATCTTTCCCGAAGTAAATATTAATTTTTTTTTTAACTATACTTTGATTTGATTATTCCTATTATTAAACCTATCACTCCTGCTAATATTAGCAGGAGTATCCACGCTACTGCTATCCACATTAGACATGCTTTTGGCTTATCCCAATCTCTTTCAATCTTTACACTTCGATTATTCATATTTATTCTAAATTTAAAAATTTATTTCGTTAATAATCAGTTATTTAAGTTAACATAATAAGAATTATATTGATATTGTATATTTATTTTACATATTTTACTTTTGTAATGATTAACCTATCAATTAGATTCAAAATGTTCTTTGACATGTTTAGTAAGTCAGAATATCTGTACTAAAACTTTAACAAAAATGCCCCATTTTTTCCTCCAGAGTTAGCTATTTCTATACTTGATTATTATATAGCTAACTCGCCCCAAAAGTATGAAAAAAAATCGGTTTTTTTTATTAATTTTTAAACTTAAATTTTATGACAGTTTATGAGAGTCTGGTGCAAGTCGCCGGTAGTTATCGTGACCTCCTGTCACTTTATCAAAAACGTGTGAATGATGAAATTTTGAAAGACAAACATTTTATTATTCCTGAAGATGAGTATGAAGTATATCTTTTGCTTCATCAATGTAGTACAGGTCTGATCCTGATGTTGGATCGCCTTTCTTTTTTAGAGCGCCGTTTGGCGCGATTTGCCCGTTTTACAGTTGAACCTAGTAACGAAGAAACGGAGGTACAAGATGAGACAGAGTAAAAAACAAAAAGTAAATTTTTATGAGTTATCACAGACGTCGGCGTCGCCATCGCGCGCCAATATTCGCAGGACGAGGCGGAATTCGCCTTTAGGTCAGTTTTTATTTGCGGAAGATCCTGACTTTTATAACGCTGCCGCGGAATTTATTAAACCTTTCTGATTTATGTGTGTAAGTCCTATTTCTGTTCGTTTGAAGCGTCCTATATTTGATGCTTCAGGTAATATGCAGTATGATTTGGGAGTTCCCTGCGGATATTGTCATGAGTGTCAAACTAATTGGGTAAAGCAATGGCAGGTTCGTATTCTTCTTGAAGCTCGAGCGCATAAGTATAATTATTTTGTTACTCTTACTTATTCCAGCGAGAATGTTCCTATTGCTGTTTCTAATGATGAGTTTTACCTTACCCTGGTGGCTAATGATTTGCTTAGATGGATCAAGAAACTTCGCAAAAAACGTTTTCTTCGTTATTTTGCTATAGGTGAGTATGGTAGTCACACACAACGTCCTCATTATCACGCAATTATCTTTACAGATGAGGTTTTAAAGCCCTTGGATATACAAAAGTCTTGGTCTAAAGGTCTCATTCGTATGGATCCTCTTAATCCTGCCCGTGCTGCTTATACTGCTAAGTATCATACCAAAGGTTTGGATAACCGTCCGCACCCATTATCTGCTCCTCCTTTTCGTTTAATGTCTCGGATGCCCGGTTTGGGTAGTTATTATGCTAAGGAAGATTCAGAGGTCACTCGTTGGCATAAGGAGACTCTTGATCATGCTTATATTCGGATATCAGGTATTAAGTATCCTCTTCCTAATTACCTTAAGAGACAGATGTATGATAAGTTGGATCTTCGTAAGGCAGCACAACAAGCCCCTGATCTTTCGGATAAGATCAACGAAGATTATGAGGCTTCATATCAAAAGTGGAAGCAGTATCACGTTAAAAAAGGACATGATGTTATTTTAAAACGCAAAGGGAAATTGTAAAATCTCCTAAACCGCAGAGGGAATTTACAATTTCCCTTTGCTTAATTTTTTTTATTTTTTTATTATGAATATATTTGCAAATATTTCTAGACCGATCGTTCAAAAGTCGGTTTTTAATCTTTCGCATGAGAAGAAACTTTCCTGTAATATGGGAGCTATGGTTCCCGTTTTATTTATGGATTGTTTACCTACTGATTATATTTCCGGACATTCGGAAATATTTATTCGTTTTGCGCCCCTTCTTGCCCCGATCTTGCATCGAGTTAATGTAAGTGTTCACTATTTCTCTGTTCCTATGAGAATTTTGATGCAACCGACTAAATTCGAGGAATTTATTACCGGATATACAAAGAATGGCAAGGAAAGTAAAGAGACTTTGCCTGTTATTAATTTTTCTGAGATTAATGGTGCTCCTCGGTTTCAAGATGGTACATTGATGGATTATTTGGGATTACCTACGACTTCCGTCGATTTAATGCAGCTTAGCAAGGCTGATGATAAGTATGATCAGCCTATTTCTATTTTGCCTTTCCTCGCGTACGCTCATATTTGGAATGAGTATTATCGTGATCAGGATTTACATGAAGCTATTGATACTGACTATTGGACATGGGATTTTTCGGATTCAATAGGATTATCTAAGAAACTTCTTGCCATTACTAATCTTCGTTTTAAGGCCTGGGAGAAAGATTACTTTACTTCTGCCCGTCCATGGGCCCAGAAAGGTGATCCTGTTCCTATTCCCGGACAGATGGGAGGTTCTGGCAAGGTTTTGCTTAACAAAAATTTGGTTGATAATCAACGATTTAATCCTGTTGATGGTTCTCCTATTATTGGCGGTCCTTTTGATGTTGAGATTTTAGAGTCTGGTGGTACTGTTGGTAAGGGACAATTAGCTACTTCTTTTGCTCCTTCCCGTGGTGGCGGAACCGTAGGTCTTGGCTTTGATCCTAACGGCTCTCTTTACGTTGATTCTCCATCGGCTACAGCTCTTCCCCTCGGTTATGCTACGGTGAACGACCTGCGTGTTGCTGTTCAGATACAGCGTTATCTCGAGCGTGCTGCTCGTGGTGGTACTCGTTATATTGAGTGGTTGTATAACTTCTTTGGTTCTGTGTCATCTGATGCTCGTTTACAGCGTCCGGAGTATATTGGTGGTGGTACCCAGCCTGTTGTTATTTCTGAGGTTCTTCAGACTTCTCAAACTACTACCTCCGGTGACGATGCTTCGCCTCTCGGCACCCTTGGTGGTCATGCTATTTCTGCCGGACATCGTAATTCTTTTCATCATAAATTTGAAGAGCATTCTTACCTTATTGGCATTATGCATATTATTCCTCGTACCTCATATCAGGAAGGTATTCCCCGTCATTGGTTTAAGACAGATAAGTTTGAATTCGGCTTACCTATGTTTGCTCACCTGGGTGAACAGGCTGTTTATAACAAGGAATTGATTGTTTTACGTAAGACTGAGGCTGTTGGTTCACTGTCTACTTGGAATGATGGCACGTTTGGTTATCAGCCTCGTTATTCCGAGTAT